ACCACATATTCAGTTTATCAGAAAGCGTACTTAATACCAGCTTTGGTGCCGTAGGAGTTCACCTCATCAAATGCACCAGACAGTTCACCATACACCGACACTTTCTCAGAAGCGTTGACAGCACCACCAACCTTAGCGGTCACGATGGTGTCAGACTCTTCACCGTCAGGAACGATCACAGAAGGACCACCCTGGAGGTACCAGCTACCGACAGCACCGCTGCCTTCAACACCAACGTGGAAGTCAGTCTGATGACCTTTGAAGTCAGAGCCGACGAAGCCAGCGTTGTTTTCGATGTTCACGTAAGGACCAGCAATAGCGGCACCGTGTGCCATGCCGAGGAGGAGACCGGAAGCGATAATAGATTTCATTGTAGTTTGTGTAAGAAAGAGTAAGTGTACTTTGTGCGATTACCATGGATACCCCAGCCTAACCAATAGTAGGCTGCGTTCATATAGTAACTCACTTGTTGATGTTCAATTTGAAATGCGTAGAGTTCGTTTCTCCATTGCATTTCGTTAATCATGTAGCGAACCTGACCCTCCAACGAGGATGGGTCACAACGCCATTGTTTGCAGAACGTACCCAATCCATCATAACGGGCTTGAGTCGTCCATTGTATGAGCCCGTAGCCCCCTCTCAGGCAGCGATCGTAGGGCACGATAGCCCCACCCTCACATACCTTGGGGCGGAAGTTAGACTCTTGTTCGATGTTGCCCATGATCACAGCCAGGGCAGTCTTGTCAGTAACTTCAGCACGGGTCTGCAGTTGCTCTAACACATACTGTTGAGCTGGTGTGCAATCAGGGCAGACAATCATTTTTTAATTTTAACGCAGTTGTTTACTCGGGTACCACCTTTAACTTTGGTACCCTGTTTCTTGTAACCTTTCCAGCAGGAAGGATCAAGACGTTGTTTTGTAGCTTTCTTTTTAGCAGGCATTAGCATTTCCATTTACGTAGTGCAAGTGCCTTACGGGTGGGGCGACCCTTGCTGTCTTTCATTGGTCCCTTCACGCCAGACATTCTAGCACAGAAGGAACGTTTTCGGGGACCGCCCCCAGGCTGGGGAGCTTTGAGGTTAGAACCAGTCTCTCGATTGTATTTCTCACGTCCGGCTTTCGTTAGTCCACCGGAACGTGATTTATGTTTGCCAATCTTAAGGCTGACGTTCTTACTTCTTTTTGCCACCGCCTTTACCTTTGTGTCCTTTACCGCAGCTCATTACCATACTCCAGGGATAATTTGACCAGTTAGTGCGTACGCTCCAAGCGCAGCCATCACACCCAGCATAGCCAGGCGACCGTTAAGCATCTCAGCTTTTTCGTTGTGAGTCACAGTGTAGTTGTCGTCAGTGTACATGGTGGGTTCTTTAGCAAAGAGGTTTTGTTGTCCGCGATCGTTAGTGGTAACAGTCATTAGTAAGATAGGTTAGAGCGTTCGAGTTTGTTGAAGACATCCTGACGATAAGCAGGGTCTCGATCATAACGAGGATCTGCCATTGCCTGAACAACTTCAGCTTGGCTACGGAAAGTGTTAGGTGTTTCTGTAGTACTCTTACCAGACAACATCCTACCTTCATAACCGTTGGCATCTGCATAAGTAGATTGCAGACCAGCAACAGCTAGTTGAATAGCATACAAATCTGAGCTTTCTACCAAGTTGTCGAATGCTGTCACGTACTCACTGGGTAGGTTTTCACCTGCCCACTTGACCAAAGATTGATACTGCTCTTCACCGCCAGCAATGTTATAAACCTGACTGATTTGATCTTGTGTCAAGTCTTCTGCTGGTTGTTTTTGTTGACTCTGTGCTTCAATGTAAGCTTGGACAAGTTCAGAGCTATCCATCTCCGACAATGCTTTAATGGTTTCTTCAGTCAGTTGACCGTTCTCATTCCATTCTTTAGCAGCATTGTCAAAGACAGACGCTTCTACTTCTTCTTCTTCGGTGGAGGACTCTTCTTCGCCCCCTTCGTCGGAGGTTTGTACTTCATCAGTTTGTCCTAGTTTCTTTTGCAGTTCAATATATGCTTGCTCTAATGCTTCAGCATCTTTAAATTTGCCAGCATACATCTGCTGTTCAGCTTCAGCTTGAGCTTCACCAATAGCTAGAGCTTCTTGCTCAGCCTCGTTGAACTCAGGTTGATCAGCTGGGGTGGGATCATACGTCAGTGTTGCCATTTGCAGTTGTTACTTTAAGTTTACCAAGACCAACCGATTGAACATAGTTGGGTGAACGACCAAGAGTTGGAGTACCTACCTTAGCTTTAGGAGCATACTTATTAGGTACAGGTTCCTCTACTTTGAGTACAGGTTTCTCAGTAGGAGGATGAGGTACTTCCTTTACTGTGCGTTCAGCCTCCGGCTGGGTTGGCTTGCGGCGCGACCGCCGCTTGGGGGGATTGCTGTTGGTCATTTAGATTAGGGTTTTTAGTGGGATCCATTATTGGAGCACTAGCAAGCTGACCAGCTTGTTTAGTGAGTTCCATTTGCTGAGCCATCTGTTGTTGTTGCTGTGCCTCAGCTTGTACATCTTGCATGGACTTGACAAGGTTCAATACATCAATACCTTGTGCAGCAGCCAATCGTTTGATTGCTTCATCAGGGTTGATGTACTTCATCAATGCTTCAGGACCAAGAGTCTGTGCGATGGTAGTAATGAAAGCAGTGAGGCTTTCACGATCTTGTCCACGACCCAGTGCATTAACACCAGCCACAATCTCTGGACGAACCAGATCTTTAGGTAGCTTAGGTAGTTGACCACTGCGTTGCAGGACAAGCATGTACCTATTGAGATAGGGTTTGAGGAACTCATCAGTCAGCAGACTAAACAGTCCACCAAGCTGTTGCTCAAGTTCCATCTGTGTGAGGCGTACTTCTTCAGCGGTAGTACGTTCAGACTGTCGTACCTGAAGCACAAGGAATGCCTCAGCCAAACGTCGTTCGAGATTAGCAGCCATCTCAGACGCAGTACGGAAGTCAGCTGTCTTACCTACCTGCACCACACCAATGTCATCAGGGCGACCCTGGATGATAGCACCATTGCCTGCCTTAGCAAGTGTCTGGGGTTTGGTGGTGGAGCTTGGGCTGACAGTAAACACTACCTTAGCAGCTGCTGCGCTGCCTTCAACCAGGGCTTGTGACAGTGCTTCAAGTGACTTGAGATCACCGATGAACTCCTCTACCCTACCACGTCCATAGTCCTCACCGTCAACTGTGTTGAACCGAAGAACCAACCATGGAGAAGCATTCTTAGGGGCATTGCTACGGGAACCAGGGACGATCTTATCGAAAGCTTCCTGGTGCCACACCCAACGACCACTGGACTTATCCAATCGGACGTATGTGTACACATCAACGTCATCTTCGTTTGACCATTTCTGCCCAGCTTCATTGGGCTTGTTAGGAGGCAGCTCGATGCCGAGCAGCTTGCGGTCAATACGTTCCTTGGTAACGATCTCCAATACATTACCATCACCATCTCTGTTAACAACAAAGCGGTTCATGGGGTAATGCTTCAGACCATCCTTACCCATATAAATCAAAGCGTTACCACCAACAATCAGATGTTTGATTGCCTGGTGAATAACAACACGGTCGTTAGATGCACTGATTGCATCCATCACCATACGTTCAATCTTACTAAAGCTTAGGTCAAGTTCACTACGAACTTCAGGAGGTAGCTCCTCACCTAGCTTGTCGTCTCTTACTTGCAGTCTAAAGAAACTGGTTTGTGGTGGCAACAAAGCAAGCATCAGTTTACTTGCCAATGTCACCACATTTTTGGCACCGACCGATTGCCAAGGGACAACCAATCGCTTGTGGTTTTCAGTCTCATCATCACGACGAATCAAGTAAGGTAGTGTCAGCTCAGACGCCTTGACTGCAATGTCAAGGAAATCTTCCCGATGGGTTTTGAGCCGATCGTATACTGCCTTAGCGTTCATGCGTTAAGTCCTCCAGAACTGTTCCCACCGCCAAGGTTAAGAGGAATCTTCAACTGGGAAGTTCCTTGTCGGATAGCCATACGCTGCCGTGCCGATGTCTTAGGACGCACACCTTGCTGAGCATCTTTGTCAATCAAGAGCTGAGCTGCAGCAGGTTGCGGCTGTGCAGGCATCGGTGGTGGAGCGGGCGGTGGTGGAACAGGTGGTGGTGCGACGGGAGCAGCTTGAGTCTGCCCTCCTCCTCCAAAGCACATTACTCTTCCTCCATATATTTAATGATCCACTCAACGACACTACGCTGACCAGACCTGTACATAATTTTTTCCATTGAATCATCAGGTGTTGGGTTAGTGGGTGGAAAAATTTGTTCGAGTTGTTGCAGCATAGTATTAGCTGCTACACCTTTAGTCTCTAATAGACTAAGCGTATTGTGGGAGGTTGACATTCGAGTGCTCAAAGAACGCTGGCATCCTAGCAGATCGTGTGTCAGAAAGTTCAGGCGCTTTGCCCTCATACATTAGCCGATCGCTGGAATCCAGCCAAAATTTTTTGTCCAAATATCTATCGTCGGTATTAATACCTAGGGGTTGCATCACCCAGTTGATAGTTGCCTTACGGAGTTT